AGATAATTTCCGCTTAACTCTTGAAATTAAGGAAGGCGGTTTATATTTATTTACTGATTTTGTTCATCTTGAATACACTAATGTAACTGATTACAAAGATAATTTTATCATGGATTTGAACGGAACATTCTTGAAGTCTACTATTGAATCCATTAAAGATCAGAAGATTCTTGTAAAATTTACCGACGAGAAGACACCAATAATCTTTGACTCAGCAAATTATGAAAATCAAAAAGGATTGATTACGCCTTTGCGTAGACGTTAATGAGAGAGTATATAGAAAAGATATCTAATGCTTGTTTGTCTTTCCTTGATGGGTCTGATTTGTTTGTTACTTCTACAGATTCCATAGAGCGTGTCTGTATTTCGTTTCTTGAACACAGGGGGTATCGTGTCAACAAGATGGAAGAGGTAGCTACAGGAAAGCCCGTAAAAGACATAAAGGATCTAATAGACTACTTTTATACTATGTATAAGCGATATCATCCTGATGTTTATATTTACAGGAACAGAGAACAAGATTTAGCATTAGCTGCTTCATTTGTGGAAGCAAGACAAGTTGCAGATGAATTAACAAAAGAACAAGCATTAAAGCAGTGCGCAGCTATAATACAAGTAATTTTTGAAGAAGAAGAACGTTTTCATTTTACAATGCCAGTTACTTTTGGTGTGTTCGGCCAGAAAAACTGTGGATGGATTACTGAAGTAGCGGTACGAATTTTAAATGAACGTATAAAAAAAGCAAAAGAAGAAGAAGACTTGGTTTTTGCTAACGCGCACGCTGATAAGAATACTACTCCCGCTGGTTGGGATATTACTGATATAGAAGAAGCATTAAAGAAATTAGAAGGAGTATAAATATGGCAAAGAAAAAGAAAGAAGAAAAGGAAGAGGCATTAAAGAAAGAAGAATCAAAGGACAATAGCCTTGAAACTATCAAGAAAGCTATTATAAAGAAATATGGTAATGTTATTACGAAGTTAAGCGAACATCAGGATATGGTTATTCCTACAGTATCCACTGGTTCTATTGGTCTCGACCTCGCTCTTGGTCGTGGTGGTATGGGTCTTGGTCGTTTGTATGAATTGTTCGGCCCCAACTCTGGTGGTAAATCAACTCTGGCAGCAAATGTTGTTATACAAGCACAGCGCCGTGGTATGCGTTGTTGTTATATTGACGCCGAGCACGCGGTAGACCCTGTCCTATTTAGGAATTATGGTGTTGATATTAACGAGCTTGAACTTGTTCAGGCCTATACTGGTGAAGAGAACCTTGATATTCTTGAGATGTTGGTTCTATCTGGTAGTTATCAGGTTGCTGTTATTGACAGCGTAAGCTCTCTTATTCCTACGGCAGAAGCAGAAGCAGATATTTCTGATGACTTTATGGCTTTGCTGGCCCGGCTAATGAGCAAGGCGCTGCGTAGATTTACTCCTATTGCTAATAAGGCAGGCACGCTTATCATCTTCATCAATCAATTACGACATAAGATTGGTTCTTATGGAAACCCTGAAACAACTACTGGTGGTGAGGCTCTCGCGTTTTATGCTACTGGTCGTATTTCTATTCGTGGCCCCGAATCCAAGCAGCGCAGAATCACAGACCAGGCAAATGGGGTAGTAATTGGTCATGAGACCCTGTTCGAAATTGTCAAGAACAAGCTTGCTCCTCCGTTTAGAACTTCTTCTGTTCGCTTGATTTACGGCAAAGGATATGATCTACACTGGGAAGTATTAGACCTTGCAGTGTCTCTTGGTATTATCGACAAGCTCGGTGGCTGGTATAAGTATGAAGGAAATAGTATTGCTAATGGTGAAATGAATGCTGTTGCTTTACTGAAAGAAAATACAGACCTCTATACTAAAATTAGGGGCCAGGTAATAGAGTCAGTAGGACTTAAGGATATTTATGAGCAAAATAGCCGATAAGGTATATGATGTTTTAACTCAGATGTATCCTCCATCTCCCTATAAGAGAATACATAAGGAGATTTATGTACATTATAAAGGAGCAAAGTTGTTCTTTGATTTCTTTATCCGCGAGCTTGGTATTTTTGTCGAAGTACAGGGGGAGCAACATGAGAAATTCGTTAAGCATTTCCATGGTGATAAGGCCGGGCTTGATTCCCAGCGTTCCAGAGACCATCTTAAGATTCAGTATGTAGAAGAAAAAGGTCAATGCCTTATTCGTTTTAAATATAACGAGAAGATTACTGAAGAACTCGTTAAGAATAAGATTAACGCAGTTCTGGAAGGACAATGTTTCAATGAATAAATTCGTGATTAAACAACCCGAAAGAGGAGTGCGCGAACCTGATGGTTGTACGCTTGACTCTAAAGCATACAGAAAAGATTGTTGTGATTTTGTATGTCTTGAAGACGGAACTATTATTCGTGAATGTAGATATTGTAATTTGAGTTTGATGTGCCGTCAGGTTGATAATGTTAATGGTGAGTGGATTCCTATGGAATCACATTTACTTCCCATGACTAACGAAACTGGTGAAGTAATAGAACACCAATTATTTTGTACTGGTATGCATGATTTAAGGCCGCTTGCCGAGCGTAAGGAGGATGATAAAGTATCATAATGGATAAAGATCTATTGTCTTACGAAAAAATAAAACCAAATCAGGATCTAATAGATGAAATCTGGAACTTTGACGTTAAGAACCTAGAAGCAGTGAGTGATACTAAGATAAGTAAATACACGATAGCATTGGGCCAGTGGTTGATTTATTATAAATCACAAACCAACATCGCCCGCGCTGATTTAAATAAGAAACAGAGCGACCTTGAGTTTGTTATCGCAAGTGTTTTAACTCCAGAAGATGTAAAAAAACATGGAACAAAGACAGCAGCAGTTGCTTACTTGATGCAGAATGATTCTACCATAAGCAGAATGCAGGATGATATAAATAGAATTAAATCTGATTTAACGCGCACCGAAGGTATTGATAAAGCAGTAAGCGAGTTGATAGCAGCATTTAAACGAGAACTTAGTCGTAGAGAGAGTGAATTATATACCTTAAGGAAAGAACGTTATGGACAATAACGAAGAAGAAGTCAAAGATTTATTTTGTAAGCCAACAGATGAGAGAGCTTTGTTATCCTTTTGCTTCAAAAACATAGAGCATTACTATACACTTAGTTCAAAGATAACAGAGAACGACTTTCTTAGTAGAGAGCATAGTAATTTATTCACTATTCTTGGCGCCATTCATAAACAAGGAGTCAATTCATTTGATTTGCCCTTTGTGGTTGCTGTTGCTAAAGAAATGCGTGAAATCGAGAAGGTAGGGGGTGTTGACTACTTACGTTCTATCAGCAGTATGTTGGTGTCAGAAAGAAATTTTGACGTTTATTTAAATAATGTTTTACAAGCAAGCACAAAATACAAGTTGTTTAATATAGTACAAGACCATATGGGTTTGATTGCGGAAAATTCTAAAGATGGATTGGAAGCATCGGAACTTATTGGCGCAGTAGAAACTAAGATACTTGATTTATCTACTGAGAGTAAAGCAATAAGGGAGCCAATCAATCTTGGTGATACTATTCGTAGCACTCTAGAAAGTCGTAGAAATAATAAGATAGAAATGATTGGTTTATCAACTGGATATCCTATTCTTGATAAGCAAATCGATGGCCTTATTCCCGGCACGCTGAATATTGTAGCGGCCCGGCTAAAGATGGGTAAGAGCAGTCTTCTGTCAAATATAGCAGCACACGTTGCATATAGAAGTGGTGTATCAGTTCTATACATTGATACTGAAATGCCATACGACCAGTGGGGCGATAGAATTATTGCTGGTATCTCTGGTATTGATGAACGGATTATTAAGCATGGTGGATACACAGATGAAGTTTATAACACGCTTATCGAGCGCTGCGTTCGTATAGTAGAGAAGGGTAAGATGTGGCATGAGTTTATGCCTGGTTATACTATAGAAAAAGTAGTAGCTCTTGTGAAGAAATTCTATATCAAACATAAGATCGGTCTTCTTGTTTTTGATTACATCAAAGAACCAGATTTGTCAAGCAATGTCAACCAAAGAAAAGAATATCAGTTGCTTGGTGATGTTACTACAAAGCTAAAAGACATTGCTGGTGAATTAAACATCCCAGTTCTTGCTGCGGTTCAGATTAATAGAGATGGTGAGATTGCTGATAGTGATAGAATTGCTCGTTATGCTGATGTTATTTCCTTCTGGAGCCCGCGCGAAAAGAAAGAGATAGAAGAATTTCCAGCTGGCGGTTCGTATAAACTTTGGATTAAGGACAGCAGACGTGGTGGTTCTACCCCGAAAGAAGGCCTCGGTTATCATTTCTTTAGAGCCAAGCTCGCTATCAAAGAAGTAGATATTTCAGATCAAATGCTAAAAGATAGTCTAATGAAAGGTGTCATGAATGCCTACACTTCAGACGAAATCCAATAACTGGGAAGATTTTAAAGCAAGAGTAGAGGCACTCAAAAACTCTATCGACCCAAGATATTTAATTGAGTCGTTGGGCTTTAAAGTATTAAGAGAAACACCTAAAGAACTACGCTGTAGTTGTTTAATTCATGGCGGAGACAACCCAACTTCTTTTAGATTTAACAAAGAAACTCTTACTTGGGTTTGTTTTTCAAGAAGATGTCATGAATTAAATGGTGGTGATATTCTTGGTCTCATCCAAAGTGTGCTTAAAGTAGATTTTATGGGCTCGGTAAAACATCTCCAATCTCTTGTAGGAAATCTAGCTGACAATACTTCTTATATTGAATACAAGAGGAAGAGAGAACGTGAGTCTTTCATGCGCCTTGTCAATAGCCCCAAAAAGAATATTGATGCGTTTGTAAATGAAAAATTTCTAGCTGACCATGTGGGTATGAGAAGTAATTACTTCCTCAAGGAAGGCTACCCCAATGAGGTATTAAGTTATTTTGAGATTGCTGGTGGATATGTAGATTCGCATGGTGTTGTTCGTGAGATTATTCCAATTAGGGATGAATTAGATACTTTGGTGGCTTATAGTTTGAGAGATACAAGTGTGGTGGAGGGAGATAATAAATATATTTTAACTCCAGGGTTTGACAAAGACAAGGTCCTGTATAATCTTAATAACGTTCGTAAGAATTGTACTGATGATTCGAAGCCCGTGATAATCGTTGAGGGCTTCAAAAGTGTTTGGAGATTGGCGCAGTATGGTGTATCTAAAGTAGTAGCTGTTATGGGTTCGCACTTGACTTCTGGTCAAATTGCATTATTATGTGCGCACGGATTTCGCGGAGCGGTGATAATGTTTGATAACGATCTTGCCGGCGCGATAGGTACAATAAAAGCATGCGAAGCATTAGAAGGCAAGATGGATGTTATGCCTATCTATATAACAGAAGTAGACAAGAATGGTAAGGGGCTTGACCCTTCAGATTTGAGCTATGAACAAGCTCATACATATTTAAAATACTATATTTGAAAGGAAGTAATGTAAAATGGAAGGTGAAAATTTCGTAAGTCTAACAGGTAAAGTAGTAAACCCGAGTTTGAAGCAGGTTGGAGAAAAGAACACTAGTTTGTTTAATGGTAAGTTGGCTATTCCAACCAGCAATGGTAATGGTAGAGATCAGTTTATTAAGATTTCTGCTTGGGGAGCAACAGCAGAAACACTTAACAGTGTCCCAGCGGATCAATTCATTAAGGTTCATGGTCATATCGAAGAGCGTTCTTATGATGGTAAGTGTAAGCACTGCCAAGGAACTGATAAGAAGTACTGGACTAGTGTTGTAGTAGATAGATTTGGAGTAGTTGAATAAGGAGAATTATCATG